GGGTCATCTGCTGGCCTGACGGTGTCGTCGCCACCCTCTACAACTACAAGGACGGTCCCGCCTACTGCGGTGACGAGGGCACGCCGGTCGAGGAGATCACCGACTGGCACGTCGGTGCGCACTCGGCTCTCGGCAACAAGTCGGCCGCCTGGTCGCGCGTCGCCGATCTGATCGGGGCGAAGCCGTGAGGGCGTTCGCACCGTACCTGGTGGCGATCGGGGCTCTGTTGGTGTCGCCGTCGATCGATGGCTGGGCGTTCCTCGCCGCCCTGGGCGTGTTCGCGGTCGCGGTGTGCGTCGCTCTCGTCGACGCTGCGGTCGCTGATCACCCACGGGGAGACCAGCGATGACCCCGACCGAGCACTACGCCGAGGCCGAGCGTCTGATCGGCTACTGCGCCAACCTGCCGGCGGGGTCCGATCCCGGACAGCTCATGGCGGCAGCACAGGTCCACGCCACCCTCGCCACGGTCCCTGCCCGCAGCGTTCCCGCGTCGGCCGCCCGTCCCGAGCCGCACCCTGATTCACCCACCAGCGATTGGCACGACCGGTGATGGCTGATCCGTCCCGTCTTGCTCGTGTCATGGAGTCTGCCCGTGGGGCGGTAGCGCTCGGACAGGCAGTCCCCGCCGACCACGCACGGGTACTACTCGACCAGAACGAGGAGCTGACCGACGAGGCCGAGTCGCTTCGTGCTGAACTGGCCGAGCGAGTGGCCGAGCACACCGCGGCAAGCCGGATCTCGTCAGCCATGGCCGAGGCGGTCGGCTGGCGCACCCCCGGCGAGACGTGGGTCGACAAGGCCGCGTACCTCCGCCCCCTCGCCTCTGAGCTGATGGGCAAGCGAGAGCTGCGGGAGGGCATCAAGCCTGAGGGCGGGTTCCGCCCGGACTGGGCCGTCCATCCCGGCGAGATGCTGGAGGAGGAGCTGGACGAGCGGGGCATGACCCAGACCGAGCTGGCGGGCGCCGTCGGTCACAGCCTGAAGCACGTCAACCAGGTGTGCCGGGGGCACGTCTCGGTGACGGCAGCGTTCGCCCTGCGACTGGAACGGGTGCTCGGAGCCAGCGCCGAGATGTGGCTCCGGCTCCAGATGGCCTACGACCTGCATCACGCCCGCAGCGCCGATAGGGGCACGCCGTGACCCGCCGTATCGACTGGTGGCAGCTGGCCGGCTGGTGCCTCCTCGCTGTGGGCGTCGGGATCGTCGTCGTGTCCTGCTGGCTGTTCGCCCGCTGGCAACCCGGCTACGCCGCCCTGGTCGCCTCGTGGGTGGTCGTCGCGTCGTTGTCGTCGGCGATCACCGGCCGGAACCTGCGGGCCGAGCTCGAAGCCGCCCGTGCCCGCCTCGACGCGTACAACGGGTCGTCGTCGCATGAGGACCTCGCTGATCCGGGAGTGGCGCTCACCCCCGCCCGCGGGACCGTGGTCGGTGACGACCTCGACCCCGAACCGTTCATGGCCGACTCCCAGCGGTGCCCGACCTGCAAGGGGACCGAGGTGGTCCCGGTCACCGGCAACGGCTCGGACGGCTTCGACCGGTGCCCCGACTGCACCCCTGCCCAGCCCGACCGTGACGTCTCCGAGGTGCGGAGCCTCCCCAAGGGGAGGTGGCACTGATGGCGCGACACACCGTGGGCGTCTGCGGCTTCGGCCGCTGCGGCTCCACCATGGCCATGGCCATGCTCCGGGCCGGCGGCCTCCCCGCTGTCGACGGCTCGGACCCTGTCTCCGGCGAGCTGCCCGACCTAGCCCTTGCGCATCGCATGGCTCCCGACGAACTCGTCGGCCGTGCGGTGAAGCTGCTCGACTCGATCGAGTACTACCGGCTTCCTCTGGGTGCGTTGGAGTGGCGGTTCGTGTGGCTCGACCGCAGCCACCGCGAGCAAGCCCGTTCGGCGGTGAAGTTCGCCGAGACGGTCCTCGGCCAGCGGCTGACGGGAGACTCGGTCGACCGGTTCGTCGCCTCCTACGAGGTTGACCGGCCGCGAGTGCTCTCGGCGCTGCGCAAGGCCGGCCCCGTGCTGGTCCTGCGTTACGAGAACGTGCTCGCCAACCCGCGCAAGGCAGCGAAGCGGATGCGGGACAACCTCTGGCCCGACCTCGACATCGGCGCCGCTGCCGCCGCTGTTCACGACCGTGACGGCACTTGCCGCCCGGACCTGGCGTTCGAGACCCAACCGTGACCGCGGTGGTGTCGGTCCTGGGGTGCCTTCTGGGTGTCTGCGGGTTCGGGGGGATGGCCCTGCTGTTGGCGATCCAGTGCCAGCACACCGCCACCGCCGAAACCCGGGCACGGAAGGCCGAGCGACTCGCCGCTCACCGAGGGGACCAAGTCCTCGAGCTGATCGAGAGCGCCAACCGGCTGCGGTCCCTGCTCGCCCACGAAGCCGACCAGCACGCCTGCCGGCGGCTCACCGCCACCAACCACCGCCAGGCCCGCACGATCGACCGGCTCACCCGGCAACTCGACCCCCACCGACCCCGACACCGGGCGGTCTGCGCACGCAAGGAGAACGCACGTGGCCGATGACCGCACCAAGACCGCCGGGGTGACCTACCCGACCCAGCTGGCCGCCGAAGCCCTCGCCGCCCACGACAGCCGCCCCTGGTCGACCCTCACCCCCCGAGACAAGCGGGCGTACCTCGACGCCGCCGTTGCCGCGTGCGAGGCGATCGTGGCCAGCGAAGAGGGCTGGCAGATCGTCCGTGTCGCCGACTTGTGGGCCGGTGACAACGGCGGGCACTGCATCCTCGCCGACGAGGTGTGGCAGCCATGACCGACCCGATCCACGAGAGCGGCACCCTGCTCTGCATCATCCCCGGCCCCACCGAGGTGATCGCCCGTGCCGACGCCGGGGAGCGCTGGTGCTTCGGCTGCTGCAAGCGCCTCCCCCACGAAGACGTGTGCCTCGCCGACAAGGAGCCGTCCTACTACGACCCGGTCTGGGTCCGTCGCTGCTCGCGCTGCGGCAAGGACCGCACGGCCTTCCCCGGGACGGAGTGGTGATGACCGACCCGATCCACGACCCGCAGAAGATCATCGCCACCGTCTGCGACGAATGGGACCGAGGCGAGCTGACCGAATACCCGAGCGTCGAGATCGGCCGCCGCCTGCGCTCGGCGGGCTGGCGCATCGTCAAGGGCGACGGCTACCCCGAGCCAGGACGGAAGGCGCTCTACATCACCGAGGAGTGGACCCCGTGACCGACCTCCGCACAGCCGCCCGAGCACTCCTCGACGCCACAGCGGTCTTCTCGGCCTACTACGAGGCGTCGATGGCCAGCCGCAACCCGAAGATGTCCGACGGGATCAACGTCGCCACCATCACGAACAACATGGACGGCGACACTGCCATCACGGTCGGGGACCTGCGCCGCCTGCGCTCCGTCCAGGAAGCCGCTCGTGATGCGTTGGCCGCCCGAGCCCAACCCACCAACGACGAGGTGCTGTGGGAAGGCGAGACCCGGATGATCATGCACACCGATCCCCGGGACAACGGCAAGGACAGCTTCGTCAACCTCCCGCCGGAAGGGTTCGCTGTCCCGCCCGGTACCCGTGTGCGTGTCGTCCGGGCCACCGACCAGCCGCCCGGTCCCGACGGTCTGTCCCGCCAGATCGACCAGAGCTGGGACGCCGCCATCGAACGGGCCGCCGACCAGCCGAGCGAGGACCAGCCGTGATCGACACGACCGTCATCGTCCGCTGCGACTTCGTCCCCGACAACGAGGATTTCTGCGAGGCCGAGTTCGAGGTGTCCCGCCTCGACCTGCCCGACGCCCTGCGGTCGCTCGTTCAGGGCCAGCTGGAGCGCCGTGGCTGGACCGGCACGATCCCGGGCCAGGTGACCTGCCCCCTGCACCGTGCGGCCGACCAGCCGACGGAGGTGGCCGACCGATGAACGAGTGGACCCCGCTGATCGATGACGAGTGGGAGCAGCTGCTCAACGACGTCGAGGACGGTGGCGTGTTCATCCTCCGAGGCGACGAGACCGTCGCCGTGATGCTCGACATCGGCAGCTACGACGCCATGGTCAACGACCTGGAGCGGCTGTCCCGGGAATGCGGGGAGGTGGCCGATGGCCAGTCCTGAGCCGTGCCGCACAGCGATCGCCGTCAGTCTCTTCGATGGAGCCGAGAGCCCCGAGGCACTGAACGCAGAGATGGCGGAATACGTGTCGGACCTCATCGTCAAGCAACTGGGACTCACCATGCACCTCGCTCCCCAGAGCCGCGATGAGGACGGCGAGGTCTGGTGCTGCTCATGCCACAGCCGCGACGGCCTCGCACTCGTTGCGCCCGGCTGGGGCGGCGTCTACGCCTGCCGCGACTGCCACCCCCGAGCAGCGAGGCCCACACGATGACCTGCACGGCCGCGGGCTGCACCCGACCCCCGCGCACCCATGGGCTGTGCGCGGCGCACCGCTGGCGGCAACGGACATGGGGTGACGCGATGGCCGAACGCCCCCTGCGGCCAGGTAACCCGCCCGGCCTCGACCCCACGCCAGCGCTCGCCCATGTCAGAGACGAGTCGTCAGCGACGATCGCCCGCATCTTCGCAGTCAGCTCAACGACAGTCCGATGCTGGCGCACGGGCCGACGACTCATCTCCCGGAGCCTCGCCGATCGCATGGCCATCACGCTCGGGCTCCACCCGTCGAACCTGTGGCCAGAGGAGTGGTGATGACCACCTCGGTCCGCCGCTGTGTGCTCTACGCCCGGCTCAGCGTCACCAAGGAAGAGTCCGTCTCGATCGACCGTCAGCTCGACGCCTGCCGACGCTACGCCGAGAGCCGCGGTTGGGAGATCATCGGCAAGTTCGTCGACGATGGCGTGTCCGCGACCGCCAACCGGCCGGAGGACCGCCGCGGCTGGGCGGCCCTCCTCGCCACGAGCGGGTTCGACGCCGTGGTCATCTGGAAGGTGGATCGGCTCGCTCGGCGGGTGCTCGATTTCCTGCACGTCGACGAGGTGTTGCAGGCCCGGGGTGCTGGGCTGGTCGCGGTCGAGGACCCGATCGACATGACAACCCCGATGGGCCGGGCCTTCGCAACGATCCTCGCCGTGTTCGGGGAGATGGAAGCCGCGGCGATCTCGGCCCGCATCCGTGCGGCCCGGGCGCACCTGCTCAAAGAGGGCCGCTGGGTGGGCGGCGGGATCCCCTACGGCTACCAGTCGGCCCCCAACCCCGACGGCCCCGGCCACATCCTGGTCAAAGACCCGAAGCGCGCGCCGTGGCTCACGGAAGCGGTTGGGATGGCCATGGCCGGTTCCACGGTCAACGGGATCACCCGCTGGCTAGACGCCCAAGGGGCGCCGCTTCCTGCGGGCCCGAACGCGCGGCGGAGGTCAGGCAGCGTGACCTGGAACCGACAGACCGTCGACGGGCTCCTGCGCAACCCGATCCTCGCTGGCATGACACCCCGCAACCCTGGGCGGAAGCGAAGCGCCAAACGAGCTGACCCATCAGCGGTCGTTCGCGACGAGGCCGGCAACCCGGTGATCGACGAGTCGCTGGCGATCCTCACCAGTGACGAGTTCGCTGC